TGCGTCGTCAAATCCGCCCCTTTTTCCAGCGATTGAAAAGCTTTGGCAAGGGAAGCCTCCGCATATAAGGTCGAGATCAGGCAGCTCATTGGGGTCGATTTTTCTTGCGTCATCATAAAACACCTCACCTTCTGTATCATACAACGTTTCGTATGCTTTCTTTGCATATTTGTCTATTTCACAATAACCGACGCACTTGAATCCGCCTGCTTTTTCAAGTCCCGAACGGAATCCGCCGATACCTGCAAAGATATCAAAATATTTTATCAGTACGAATCATCTCCTTTCCGATTTTTTCAATAAAAAAACGGCTAAGTCTTTTTCAAAACTTAACCGTTACATTGACATATTCATTTCTTCATCTTCTGTTTGCTCACTATCTTCACTTACGATATGGAAATCGTCCACACCTGGGATCACTCCGAGCGTTCTCCCGTTGTCAAAGATACAATGCAAAGTGCCGATGTCATCAACGTGATCGACCCTGCCAAACGTCCCCGACTCAACAGGGAACGGGTCATCGTTCATTCTGTCAAGGCAGATGCGAGTTCCTTCGGGATACCGTTCTTTCAGCCATTCTACTTTCTTGTGATCGTAATACATTATATATTCCTCCTTTTTCTACAAATGAAAAAAAGGCTGTTCTATCATCGTCACTTAAATTCGTGACAATAGACAAAACAGCCTTTAAAACTTTGTGAATTTTTTTCATAACAAAACGGCAGGCTCAGAGCAAAATCTGCTCAAAGTCTGTCGCTTTGTTTGACGATATTTAATTGTTGAGGGTTCAGATCCTTTTTTTACGAAAAAGCATCTACGGTTTTACACCTGAAAATTTCGCTCTCAAAACGCAAAAAAAGCTCGTAAATACGAGCTTTTCGAGGTGTGCATCTATTTTATTGCACAAGTATGGCGGAGAAGGAGGGATAAATTATACCACTTCACACCACTTTTTATTGCTTTATAAAATTGCTTGTAAACCACGCATTTACATCATTTAAGCCGCCTTTCTTGTTCCATGTTTCGCAAGCATATATTTACAATTCAGCTTTATCGTGTACAATTCGTGTACGCCAAATCAGACGATCTCATTCAATATCTTCACCGCACGTTCTTCCTCTCGTGGGTAGAGGTGCGAGTAGGTATTCCATGTCATTGATATGTTGGAGTGACCTAAACGCCGTGCTATCTCCTGAATGTTTATGCCCTCATTGGCGAGCAAGGAAGCGTGACTGTGACGGAAGTCATGAATACGGATACGTTTGACACCTGCCAAGTCTGCAAACTTCTTGTTGGTCTTTTCAAGGGACGTGTCACGAATAGGACGCTCACCGCCGCAGATATACATATTATCATTGAACTTCGGTACAGCTTTCTTACAGCGTTCGTAATGTTCTGACAGCACTGCTCTTAATGGCTCTGGTATCTGTATCGTCCGTATGCTTGGCTTGTTCTTTGGTGGCGTGATACGATCACCGCCTTTGAGCTTCTGAGCAATGCTCTTGGTGATGGATATGTAGCCGTCTTTTATATCCGTCCATTGCAGAGCGTATATCTCGCCTTTTCGCATACCCATGTAAAATGCTATGTTGAAAAATACATAGTAGTTCCATTCGTACATTGAGCCGCCGTCCTCTGCTTCCTGAGCATAATTCTTAGCTGCCGATATGTATTTCTTGAACTCGTCAGGCGTGTAGAAAAGCATTTCTTTCTTGGCTTCAAGGGGCGCTTTGAAGTTGCCTGCGGTTATAACGGGGTTTTTCGGAATGTATTCCATTTTCACAGCATAGTTCATCATTGCACGAAACTCGCCGTAAATGTTCTTTCGTGTGACGATAGCCAATCCCTGTTCTGACAGCTCCTGCTTCCATTTCTGAACCATTGGTACGTTCAGATTATCTATCCTAACGCTTTCAAAGGCCGGCAGGACGTTCTTTTTCAGTATTCTTAAGGACTTGTCCAATGACGTTTCACGGACCTCTGAACGCTTGGCGGTGATGTACTCCGTGAATAGCTGTCCGATAGTCATTTTTGGAGCTATCTCTTTAGCATTGAGCTTTTGTGTAAGCTGGAGTTCAAGCTGCTTAGCCGTCTCTGCACCGAACGCCACACGGTCTATCTGATGAGACTTTCCGAAACTGTCCGTATAATTGATACGCACACGATATTTTTGCAGACCGTCTTTTCTGATGTTCTTTCCGTTCTTGTCCGTCATTTTGTAGATCGGCATAAATATTCCTCCTATTCTTGACACTTACTCGAAAGTGTGCTACAATAAAAGGGCAAAATTCGCCCTTTCTTAACGGGTTTGGGTGTGAATTTTAATCGAGCTGATACTGTCAATATCAGTTCACCTGTCCTCTGAGTGCTGTCAACGCTCAGAGGACTTTTTTTATTATGTAGTTGCTTCGCTGTATATGATAGGTAAAAAGTCTGTTTCGTTTATTATCTTGACTTTCTTTCCTGCCTCTTGAAGTTCCCTTGCTTTGAGTACCTCAGAGCCGTAATTGCCGTATGACCAATCAGGACTGCCGTAAGCTCCTACTACAAGATAGTCAGTCTTGCCACTTACGGACGTTCTGATAGTTGCACCCATTGCTTCATATATCGGCGTTATCTCACTTGTATCTCCGAGCTGACACTCGCCTGTGAAAACAAGCACCTTGCCGTCAAGATTTATAAGTTCCTCTGATGAAACGTCTTTGTCAAACTCAGGCTTGCAAATATCATTGAAAACCTCAAGCATTTCATCAAGCTCGTGCTGTTCAAGTATGCCGTCTTCCAAAGCATTTTCTATTATCCTTTTCAGCTTATCAAATGGGTAAACACCGCAGAACTCGTCATTGTTGTCAAGCCAATCTTTCAGCTCCATAACTTCTTCGTCAGTAAGGATATTGTCGTCAGTAATATCCAACAGCATTTCCTGTAGTTCTCGTATGGCTTTGGTCTTTGCTGAGTAGCGAACGTTATAGCTGTTCTTTTTCAACGTGAATTTTGCATGATTATGTATCTTTGGCATCGCTTTCTCGCTCAGCTTT